ATACAGCAGACAACCATCGTCTCCCGCATCAATCAGCGATTGTTCCAGCAGATTCCAATCATCAAGCTCCTCGCAATCACCGCAAGCCCACCAGAAAAAGTCATTACAATTGATAAAGCATGTCACCTTATCGTCTTCCAAGGTAAGATAACGATAATCTTCCACTTTCTCCAATAGAGTTCTCTGATTATCTTCCAGAGAGTAGAACCATTTTTCAAAAGCCACTACGTTGTCTAGAATTTTGGAGAAACATGCATTCCACCCCTCCTGCCACTCTGTTCGTTCAGTGGTGACACCATCTTTTGTGATGGATTGGGGGTAGATGCCGATGCTATCCAGTGCTATTTCGTAAAAGTTCATCCTGTTATTTTTCTAATGTTTTGACAAACAATCCTTAAAAAACTTTTAATTGGTTTGTTTTTAAATGTTTCAATTGGCCATCCAAGCCTATCTTTCTTCCACCAACTCAAATGATCAAAATTTAATGTTACTGGTTCAGAAATACTTTCAGCATAATATTTATTTTCTGGAAATTCTGGGCGTTTTAACAATTTGTCTTCACTTTCATAGAAGTATCCATGTTTTCTCAATAATTTCTCCAACTCCCGCTCGTTATATGTTTCAGCTTTAAAATTACCATAATAAAATATTTTACCTATCAAGGAAGCAATCTCCTCAAAATCTTTTTGTTCTTCTGTATTCATAATTTTATCATTACTTGTTGCCAAGACGGTGCATCATTCCAATGCTGCTCATTGTTGGTGATGGTAATACCTTCCTGATCTTTCCACCAAAAAATACGATCAGGATGCTTTTCAATTTTCCATCCATATTTGTTACACTCTTCAACAATCGGAAAAATTTCATCAATATTGTAAAATCGGGAATACCACAAAGCATCCCCATCTCCTCCCGCTGAAATAACCTCATTCAGAATCCAATTCAACAAATTCTTAATATGTTCTTTGTTTTGTTCGTCTATGTTACTGTAGTCACTCATATCTCATAACATTTTAAATAATATTCATCACCAACACCATAATCACTCATATATTCTTCACATTTCATCACCAATATTCTCGTTGTTTTGTCAACTCTGAATGGTAGTTTATTTAAAGCATCTACAATCGTTTTGCCACTATATATTATATTTGCCGAAACAACTCTCCCATGTAGAAGTATCACGGGATACGGGTCTATTTCAATTAATGTGGGGGCGTTTTGAATATTTGCCAGTAATTTATTAGTAATTGGTATATATCTCATATTTCAAATTCTTTTACATCATCTCCTATAGATTCAACAACCATAAAATTATCATCATGTTTTTTTGGAGAAATACATAACCCCATTCCTTTAGACCAGTGATAATTACTACCGAACGATAATAATTTCCAAGAAGAATTTTTATTCAGAGCCATTTCAATATCTTCAAGATCAAGACCGTTAATCTTTATAACTTTTATCATAATTCTGTAAGTGTTTCGCTAAATTTCAAAAATTCTTTGGTGATTTTGCCTCCTGATGCCCATTCGCCACCACCACCACCGTCACACAGATTAGCAGCCATTTTAGCAATGTCAACCTCCGATCCCGTGTATCTCCTAAAAGATACGAATTGTGTATCAGGATTCATGACGATTACCACATCTCCTTCATATTTTTCCATGATTGAGTGGGATAATTCATTCACGGAGAACTTGGAAATGGTGGAAATGACCTTGAATCCTTCCCATTCTCCCGAATATAGGGTGATTTCTTCCAATTCCTTCTCCAATTCCTCAAAAAAGCTATCAGCGAGCTTAATTTCCGTGATTGTGAATCCATCCACTCCGTTCCAAAAACGATTTACGAAGTTAATGAAGCGATTTCCTCCTGATTTACGATAAAGAGCATTGAGATACTTGGTTTCTTCGTGTTTCAGATCATAAGAATTGTAATCATCCACATAAAGGAAGAATTTCTTCAAATCCTTAGTAAATTCCACCTTTTCCTTGAATTTTTTGTATAACATCTTGGTGCAAGATGAACATTCTTCCTGAATCTTGGTGGAGTCCCACACTTTGAAGTCGTCAGGACGATCTGAAACGAACACAACACGATGGTCATCAATCTTTTTGATTAGATTTTGATCAAGAACCATGCCAACAATGAAGATTTTATCGTAATCCTCTGCGTTTTCCTTAGCCCAAGGTAGATATTGCTCCTCAAATTTGCCGAAGAAACAGTGACGATACTCAAAATTCTTAAATAAATTGCCTAAAAGGACGGTAGAACCTATACCATCCAAATCTGAGTTGACCCAAGCGAAAATTTTCGACATACTATAATTAGTATTATCGAAAGATTTGTCAAGTTTTGATCCCATATAGGAATCTTAACATAAAATCAGATAATATCTATCCAATATATTGAACTTCATGAATTAGATATGTGGTTCCTCTATATTTTTGTTCAGCCCATGTTACCCATTGTTCTGCCTTTTCTTCCGTATCCGATATAACATGAATATCATGGGAACCATCGATTACTACAAATTTAGTAGGCACTTTTTTTACTCCAAATTCTTCACGATTTTCCATTAGAATTTTACCTATTTCAAGTTGATCTTTTTTAGTCATACCATTTTTTAGTAAAAAAATATTTTTTTTCAGCTTGAAAGCTTTTGCAACAAGTCCAATTCGTCATCGTCCATAATTTCTTCCTCATCATCTTCCGATTGGTAAATGGAGAGCGTGGAGTAATCAATTCTCATGGCTTGAACCATACCACGGGGACCAAACCTATTTTTCATCATTCCCAATCGAATTACTGCCATTTCCTGATCCTCTTCGTTTTGGAAGATGGAAACGATGCAATCCGCAGTCATAACAATTGCCAAAGACTCCGCAATTCCAGACATATCAGGGTTATTTTGGCCAACGGCAGACCTGTTCAATTG